GTCAATATGGTTCGAATTTGGTGTATATTACTCTAGAGGTTCGAATTATGAAAGTAAAAGACCAAATCTTAAAATTAAGAGATCTAGGTTATTCTTATAGACAAATTCAAGAAAAACTACATTGTTCTAAAGGTACAATAGCCTACCATTGTGGAGACGGACAAAAAGATAAAACTATTAAAAGAAGAAATAAAAATAGATCTTACCAACATCCACTCATTAGAAAAATAGAAAACTTTCATTCAATACATATACCACCAAAAATTAAACCCCGCAAACAAAATACATTAAACAGAATCTTAAGACTTAAAATAGAAAAATTTTCTATGAATAAAGATGGAGCATATAATAATATGTCATTTACAGTAAAAGAATTTTTAAAAAAAGTTGGAGAAAATCCTACATGCGCACTTACTGGTAGACCGATAGATTTAATGGATTCTAGAAGCTATCAACTAGATCATATAGTGCCTAGGTCTAAAGGAGGACCTAATAATATAGATAATTGTCAATTATTATCTAGAGATGCTAATTTAGCTAAGCATGATCTTTCTTTAGAAGAATTCATACAACTTTGTAGAGATGTAGTAAATCATATAGATAATAAGCTGTGAGGGTCAGAGTCGAACTGACATAATACAAGTTAACAGCTTGCTGCATTACCATTATGCTACCTCACAATAATTCCGGGACTACGATTCGGACGTAGACTAAATGGATCAAAGCCATTCGTGCTGCCAGTTACACCATCCCGGAAGCCCACAGAGGGAATCGAACCCCCGTCCGATGATTACAAATCAACTGTAATAGCCATTATACTATGCGGGCAAAGCCTATATATCATACTCTTGTCGCCACTCTCTGTCAATGTCATTTCTTGTGCGACGACGCTTTGGCCTACTGTCGAACGTAGTATTGCCCCGATCCTCCCGATGTCCCGTAGGCAGTTGCCACGGTTGCTTGGTTTTGATCTTGATTATATTGCGTCGGGGTCGAATATCGTCGTTGGGGTGGTGCATAGTCAAACCATTTTCCATTTTCATGCAGATAAAAAACTTTGTCTAAATTAGGGTCGTAAGCCATCAAACAGTATTGTATAGGATACACCGGCTTTGTCAACTGTTGTTTTTCTGGCAGTGTTGGTAATTTAATCTCACCCTTTTGATAGTCTTTGATTCCGTTGTAAGCCAAACCCATAACGGCCAACAAAACGCCAATCCATTGAATCATACGCTCTCCTTTGCTACTCTTAACCATACCTTAGTTATCGGCAGTTGTCAAGAACAAACTTTAAGGAAATTTTGTATTTGTTGTAAAGTGTTGGAACATAAGGACTTGCGTCGCGGCGGGCCGCTCGTCCTTGGTCTAAGCTCTTTAGACTCAAGGACTTACGATTACTCTACTGTCCACCCGGCATCTTTTAGAATAGTGGAACTCCAGAATACACTAGTTCTAGTATCAGCACTAGTATAGTCTCTAAATCCACGCTCATCAATATAAAAGTATTCGTCTAAAGTATCATTATCATTTGTTTCCCATAGTGCGTCGGCTGCTGCTTTTCGTGGTTTTTTATTTGTACTATAAATTAGTTCTAAACTTCCACACTTGATATAATATTTAGGCATTTGATCCTCGGTTTGCTACACATTCGCTGCAACCACACTCATCATCATAGTAGTCTCTGTATCTTTCAACAGTTCCCCAAATAGTTTCATCCCAATCATCAAAACCTTCTACGCCAGTATCAATCAATACCATAATCTTTTTGTTTTTACGCTTTACCATACCAAAGTTAGCAATATGACCATCAGTAAAACATAATCCCATACTATCCATAATATCTGTTAGTTCATTTATTCTTTCCAGATTTTTACATCCTTTTTCACTATTCCACGGATCACAACAACAGTTGGGTCGGTTACAATATCTAACCTTTGTAGCAACTTCAGTGATATAACCCCATCTACTCAATTCGTTGGTTTCTTTGAGAGTAATACGACCCACTTCGCTTGCAACAAAAGGAGCCGCAGTTACCAAACTAAGTTCTTTTTGAACATTATAACTCCAACACGCTTTATCTTTAGTTGGAAACGCTTTGAAACCATACTGTCGATTAGAACCAACAATATGATAAAAATCGTTTTTACTGCCCGAATCAATATACTTACCAACATAGATAGTGCTACTCATGCTTTTTCTCCTTGCTCCCAATTCTACAGGTTTTATCGGCATTGTCAAGGTGGTTTCTTTAATATTCTCTAAGTGGTTGACGCATAAGAACTTACGTCGCGGCCGGCCCGCCAGCCTATCCCTAAGTCCTTTAGGAATAAGGCTTTACGCTTAGGTAGTACTTATTTCGGTACGAATATAATCCATTTCGTCGTCCCAAACGCAATCGGTACAAACCGGTACGCCCATCTCAGTAAAAAACTCAGGATGAACATATAGTCCATTATTACATTCTGGACATTGATAAAAATGTCGAACCTTCAAATCATCAATCGGCATCCATCGATCCATTATAAATCCTTAGTGTGAAGGAAAAAGTACGTTGGCTAACCCCTTGACGCAAAGATCACAAGTAACACTACCCTTGGTGGGGGTACACGTTACAACACCACGACCACGACGAATCTCAGGACACGTTACAAACTTAGTATCATTTAGTACCACCAACTTTGGCAACGCTTTTCGCCATGCGTCAGCCTTTGCCTTGCTACGCGGACGCTTCGGGGCAATTTTCTGATCGCTATCACACCATGCAAACAGTTTGAAACCTTGTGCTAATGCCGCACCCATATCCTCATCATTATGCACACTAGCATATACATTCATATACTTATCCAGACTCACAAGCCTATCGTCATAGATATGAGTGTAAAACCACATATCGGGCAAACTATCACCATCGGCCAGAATACTCTCACACGCCCACGTTACGTTGGCAAGATAGTCTAAGTCTAATTCGCCATTGAGAAACCAATCGCCACGTTCGTGCCAGCGAATACTTTTGCCCTGACTCTTTGCATCAAGATTTTGCATACCAGCAGGACGAACATTAGGATACATCTTCTCGGTCTGCTCGGCATAGCATCCGTTGCCAAGAAAAGCACACGACGACGGACAAGTATCACCAACCGGACGACTAACTACCAAGCAACCCTTGCCCAACTTATCATTACCGTTCGCAACCTTCATAACTGTTCTCCGTTGTGTGTACCGATTCTACATTAGATTATCGGCAGTGTCAAGCGGAAAACTTTGGCAAAAATATTTTGATGCAAGTCCTTGTCGTGTAAGCAGTTACGTCAAGGTCGGCCCGCCCGCCTCGTCGCAAGTCCTTGTCGCTAAAGGATTTACGAATAGCCCCAAGAGGAATCGAACCTCTAATCACTGCTTAGAAGGCAGTTGTTATGTCCATTTAACTATGGGGCCGTCAACGCCGCAAGCCCGCATGGCGTCCCATGCAGGCTATACGGTTTGATGGTGGAGCCAATTTACCATCCTATAATATACTAGCAGCAGACTCCTTCCCGATAATCACTCGGTTATTAGTTGATTAGACTCTGCTAGGTGGGTACTGCCCACAGTATTACGCGGGACGAATCCCGCCGCACTATGCCTAAAATCTATTTATACTGGCATAGTCCAGTTTGTCAACTCAGGCAACGGCCTCCTCGGCCTTAGCCTTGGGATTCGCAGCGTCGCCAGCCTGCTCGGCAGTCACGCCAGTAACCCTAGCCCTCCAAACCTTGTAACCCTGCTCGCTGAACGCCTTGACCTCACCGGCCTTGACATTAGCATGAACATCGTCGGACAGATTTTGGCTCAGACACGAACGAAGCGTGTCCACAACGCTGTCACGGTCAAGATCGGTAGCCACAATGTCAACACTGAAAGTAAACTTCTGCATGATAAAAACCTTTCCAATTAGTAGTAAGTTCCAATAAAACGATTATACACACCAAACATCACTTGTCAAGAGTCTAATCGGAAGGTTTCTAGTATCGGCTTCCATCTTCATCTTGATGCGTGATGCTCTTAGTATACATCTAATATCGGCCTTGTCAACACCACTTCTTGAGTCGTTCTCTATTTTTTTATTTGATCGTAAAGTCTTGATAGATAAGTACTTACGTCGAGGTGGGCCGGGCCACTTTGATCTAAGTCATTGTGGCTGTTGGGTTTACGTGAACTAGACCAAACACTCGTTTTCTTCCAGAATATAAACACGATTATTATCAGTCAATAATGATGAGAAATAATGATTATCCCAACTAAACTCACCATTATCACTATCCCTTCTCCATCTAGGATCAATAATAGGGTTATAGAATAATCTTTCCATATTGTCTGTGGGAATTGGAATATGGCGTTCCACATTTAGAACCCAATAATTCTCACATTCGATCCACCCACAAACATCTTTTACCCCTGCCTCAAACACCTTTCTTGAAGCAGATGGACGACTCACCAACTTACAATTACCCAGTTCTAACTGGTAAAGTTTAGGATCATAATACTTCACACTATGGGCATCCTTTACTTGCCAGTGCATATAGTGCGATCCACGACCCAGATGAAATCTAACCTTATAATCTCTCATTCTAAATCTTCTCCAAACATTTGATCAAAACACTTGCCACAAGTACGGCTAATTATCAATTCTCGCTCGTCAGGAGTCAAGTAGGGAAAAGCATTTTGAACCAATTCCCCGTTCTCATAATCTTCTAAATGGTCAGAGCCAACCATAATCCTATGATCAACCCCACACG